AGAGCAACCCGAACAGGAAGAAAAAAAGGAACTAACTCCCTTTGAACAAGACCCATTGGGCTTCATACTAAAGAAGTACGTAAGCCTAAACGAGCTCTTGACCGAACTCATGACAGAGTCTTTTAAAGAGTACCTCAACGCCATATTCATAGTAGCGCCAAAGCCAACCACATTCAAAGTATTGCTACACAACGGTCAGTACTTCTTTTTAACTTACCTAAACAAGGCGTACCAAGCGACAATATCAGGTAAGAACTACTACTTAATGACGCTTGGAGAAAAGCAACTTTGCATGCAAGCCATAGCAAGACTTTTACGCTTTGGATCACCGCTAAAAACAAAGGGACCAGAAGGCGCAGAACAAGACACAGGAGCAGCAGAAGGCGAAGCTGGAGCAGAAGCGGGCGGAGAAACACCAGCGCCAGAAACGCCACCAGCGGAAGGGGGAGAAGAGTTGAAAGAAGCTACTATATTGGCTGAGATACTAAAAAAGCATTTACTAAAAGAATCTCCTGAAGAAGAGATAATAGCTGCTTTAAATAAAAATAAGAACGTAGCTATGATGCAACCTTACGAAGCTAAAGCTGATGGTAAGACTAAATACAACGTTTATTTCAAAGGCATAAACGCAACTGATAGACAAGGCAGAGCTGATCTATTGGCGCAAGTAACGGGTTTAAAGAATGTAAAAATAATAAAGAAAGGGACAAAGACATCGTACGACGATTACGCACAAGTAACAGTACCTTCAGGCACATTCAAAGTATTTTTTAAAGGATCTTCGGAAACCGCAACATCAACAAACGTAAAAGAGGGATTGGTTCTTTCGTTTTATTATAGTAACTTACAGGAACCGATAACAACCGAGAATTTTAACGCTGTTCGTAAATCTGTAATAGACGCAACAAAAAAGAATCCTTCGATAGAAAAAGAATTAAAAGAGGAGTTGCTTAAATATCTAACAGGTTTAGAAAATAGCAGACTAAACATTAAGACATTAAATCAACCTCTATCTCAAGCACTAACGATAAAAGCCGCATACCCAGATTCAACTCTGATAAGATCGGGTTTATTCAACGCATACAGAACAGAGGCTAGTCAACAACTAAAACCAATGCCCGCAGACAAATGGTGTCCTGGTGATGTGTATGTTTTGAACAACCAAAGCGAAGCAGAAACAATACTAGCGTTAGCAAAACAACAAGACAATCCGGCTTCGTTTATAGAGATACTCAATGACGCGTTTAACGAAAAATGGGGATCTACAGAAGCTCCATTAACAGCCGTATCGTTGAAATTTGAAAAAGCTCAAGGCGGTAAAGCAAAAGCATATTTTGAGAAGTATAGAAAAACAAAAGACGAGTATAATTTAACAAAAGACGAGATAAACTATAAAGAGAAAAATTACATAAACGGTATTCAAGAGCTAAGAAAAACTATACAAGGCAAAGTAAAAGGGTTAAAAGACATAAAATACATTTTACCAGCAGGAGATAAGTTAGATAAAAACCTTGATAAGTTAAGAGGTAAATACGCTGCTCTAAAAGCGTTAAACTTTTTCTTTAGTCAGTTAGACAAATCAGAATACGACGACGGTCTTGTTGCTTTGGTAGCTTTTGCTATGTCACTATCAGATACATCACCAGCTTTCTTTAAGGTTGTAGCAAGTTCATCCGGACAACCAACAAAACCAGAGGCTTATCCACGTGGAGGATCGTTAGCGCTATTCATGGAAAACAACAAAATAATGCCAATAGAGATAACAGACGAACCAGGCTTTGGGGGTCTTAAAATAGATATGACAGTGAGTAAAGCGGGCGATCCTTATAGAATAAATCTAGTGGCAAGAAACAACGGTGGAGTACAAGGCACAATAGAAATAGCTACAATAAAGCCACAATAAAGATAAAGTAACGATAGAATCAAATATTTGTTACATTTATAAAAACAGTTATGAACATATTCTATTTACACGAAGATCCATTAAAAGCAGCCGAAGACCTTTGCGACCAACACGTACTCAAAATGGGTATAGAGTCCGCACAAATGCTGTCTACTGCACACTGGATGAACGGATCTACAGCACCGTACAAGAAAGCTCACGTAAACCATCCTTCTACAATATGGACTCGCTCGTCTAAAAGCCACTACGATTGGCTGATTGAGCACGCTAAAGGCATATTCAAAGAGTACACGAAACGATACGGAAAGCAACACAAGACAGAGAGCGTGTTGAATTGGTTGGTTGAAAACAGACCGCAATTGCCAAACGAAGGTTTTGTTCCCCCTCCACAGTGCATGCCAGAGGATTACAAAAACCAAGACACAGTTAAGGCTTACAGGGACTTTTACCTGTACGATAAGGTATTGACAAAGGGTCTAAATTACAACAGATCCGAGCGAGTACCAGAGTGGCTAAGTAATTAGTACGCATATTTATAAGAAAAGTATGAATAACACATATAATAAACTATCGCAGATATTATGTAACAGAACTACAAAAAAGGTGCTGTTTCTATTGTCTATGATTATTAGCATACTGTGTTTAATAACGATATTTTCTTTGTTTCCCAAATCAAATAACGATTTAAAAAAACAAGTAGACGATCTGCAAAAGCACTCTGAACAACTGTTAAAGGCTCAAGCAAAGTACGATAGTACTATAAATAACCAAAAAGCTTACGTAACTGAGTTAGAGGGCAAGATAGCGAACATAAAAGAAAGGACCACTGTAATCAAAGAATATTACACAACAGTGAAGGAACGCGTCAACGCTTACGATCACGCACAGATAGACTCTTTCTTTAGACAAAAATATAACTATTAATCATGAAAAAATTAGTCATCCTGCCTCTATTGATATTTGCTTTTAATTGTTTTTCACAAGACACGGTTAAATTGCCAACTCACGTAGCAAGACAGATCATAAAAGATTTAGTAGACTACGAACGCATCAAAGCTGAATTGACACTGATAAAAGAACAGATGGACGTGATGGACCAGGTTAGTCAAGCAAAAGACACCATCATACTAAACTATGAATACAAGATAGAGAACTGTGAAAATAGAATAGAGATAGAGAAAAAAATAACAGATCTTTACAAGCAAGAGGTCGTTAGACTTAAAAAAGAGTATAGAAACTTAAAATTAAAAACAACCCTAACGAAAATAGGTTCTGGAGTAATTATAGGCACTCTAGCATATTTGTTGATAGCGAAATAAAATGTCAGAAAACAAACAGTACATAAGAGATAGGATAAAAGAGGAGTTCATAAAGTGTGCTCAAGATCCCGTGTATTTCATGAGGAAGTATTACATGATCCAACACCCGACTAGGGGAAGACAACTATTCGATCTTTACGACTTCCAAGAAAAGGTGTTAAAGCTGTTTCAGTCAAACGAATACGCGATAATAAACAAATCAAGGCAGCTTGGCATATCAACACTAGTATCAGCTTACTCCCTGTGGTTGATGCTTTTCAACAAGGATAAGAACGTACTCGTAGTAGCAACAACGCAAATGACAGCCAAGAACATGGTTACTAAGGTTCGCTTTGCTTATCAAAACTTACCGACTTGGTTGAAGATAGGACACTCTGAAGACAACAGATTGAGTCTTAGATTGGTTAACGGTTCACAGATAAAGGCCGTATCAGCCGCAGGAGATGCAACGCGTTCCGAAGCTGTATCTTTGCTAGTCATAGATGAAGCTGCTTTCATTGACAGGATCGAGGACATATTCACAGCTGCTCAGCAAACGCTAGCTACCGGAGGTCGATGCATAGCGTTGTCTACCCCAAACGGTGTTGGTAATTGGTTTCACAAGACTTACACAAAAGCACAAAAGAAAGAGAATCGCTTCTTACCAATATCTCTACCGTGGACAGTACACCCCGAAAGAAACGAAGAGTGGAGGGAACAACAGACAAAAGAACTTGGCGTAAGAAACGCTGCTCAAGAGTGCGATTGTGATTTTGCTACATCGGGTGCTGGTGTCATCGAACCAGAGATATTGACATGGTACGAAATGAACATGATCAGCGAACCGTTAGAAAGACGTGGTATGGACAAAGCGCTGTGGATATGGGAGTACCCAGATCCTATGAGGTACTACGCAATAATAGCTGACGTTGCTCGTGGAGACAGTTCAGACTACTCAGCGTTTCACGTTATAGACACAGAGACGCTATCTCAAGTAGCAGAGTATAAATCGCAGATAGACACAAGGGAGTACGCTAACGTTTTATTGGCGATAGCTAACGAATACAACCAAGCACTATTAGTTGTTGAAAACGCTAACATAGGCTGGGACGTAGTACAAACAATAGTAGAGAGCGGTTATCCAAACGTTCATTACAGTCACAGGATCGATGCAGATAACTCTTTTGAGAAATACATAGACAGATTCGATAGAGGATCAGGGCTAGTCGCAGGATTTACCATGAGTCAAAAGACACGTCCTTTAGCAATAGAGAAGATGAGAGATTTCATTGAAAACAAAATAGTAACAATGAGATCCATACGACTTCTGGAAGAGCTTAGGGTGTTTATATGGAAGAACGGTAAACAGCAAGCCATGCAGGGATACAACGATGATCTTGTGATGTCGTTTGCAATGGGAATGTACCTAAGGGAGACATCGTTGAGATTTAGAAAGACGATGGATAGCCTAACCTCTGTGTCAATAAACAACATAAACAAAACAAATAACGCTCATTATTTACCGTCTGCTAACCACAACTACAACGGATACAACAATCCATGGAGCATGCCAATATCCACACCAGACGGACAAACACAAAACCACGACCTTTCTTGGTTACTATAAAATAATAAAAAATGGAAGAACAAAAGAAACCGCAAGAGAACCTGTTTAGTACGCTTAGACGCTTATTTTCTACAGACGTGATAATAAGAAACGAAGGCGGAGGAATGCTAAAAGTAGTAGACACCGATAGGATACAAAACTCCGGTGTTGTACAGACTAACAGCTTAGTAGATAGGTTCCACAAGGTTTATACAACGTCTACTGCTTACGGCGTAAACATGAACTTGGCGCAGAACTACCAATCAGCCCGTGTACAGATATACGCTGACTACGATGCTATGGACACAGACGCTATCGTTGCTTCTGCTTTGGACATCATAGCAGACGAGTGTACGCTTAAGAACGAACAGGGAGAAGTGCTACAGATACGCTCTTCCGACGAAAATATACAGAAGCTTCTTTACAACCTGTACTATTCTATTCTAAACATCGAGTTCAGTCTTTGGGGATGGATAAGAAACATGTGTAAGTACGGTGATTTCTATCTAAAGCTTGAGATGGCAGAGAAGTACGGAGTTTACAATGTAATCCCGTTCTCAGCTTACAACATAGTTAGGCAAGAGGGGTACAACCCAGAGAATCCTTCCGAGGTAAGATTCAA